GGGTGAAGTGGTCCACTCGAAGCGGTCCGCCCCTGGGCGGCCAGCGTTCAGCGAACTTCAATTCAATCCAGCCCTGGTTGTAGTTCACATCCGGGGTCCCGGGCACAATGGGGTTCTCCACGCGCACCGGGTCCAGCGACCGGATGACGGGGCGGAGGGAGTCCCACATTGCGGCTTCAGACATCTACCCACCTCACTTCGATGTTGTAACGGCGGGCGACTTCCAAAGCCTCATCAATGCGTTGATTCCACTCAGCAACCCACCCCGGATCGCGGCCCGAGTAGTCGATGCACGGGAAGGCGACCCGCTTCACGCCCGCCTTCCCCGCGGCTTCCATACAGTTCGGGCAGCAGGGAAAAGAAGTATAGAGCGTGAAGCCATCCGCAGGCGAGCCTAAAAAGTTGAGTGCGTTGACCTCTGCGTGAACAACGTGCTGGTACTTGTACCCGCGGTCAGCGTACAGCTCCGGCGAATCATCGTGCCCGGGCGGGAAGCCGTTGAACCCGGTCGAAGCCACGCTGTTGTTGGGCCGAACCAGGACGGCTCCGACCTTCGTGGAAGGGTCCTTGCTCCAGCCCGCGACGTGTTGGGCCAGCCCAACATAGCGGCGGTCCCGGCGGTCTTGACGTTCGCTCATTTCACCTCCTCCTTCAGCAAAACCTTCTGGGCGACGTTCCCGAGGAAGTAACCGCCCAGCAGGAGCCAGGTCAAGGACTCGAAGGCGTCCACCGGCAACTTGCCCATATACAGGAGCCAGACCAGGACCGCCTCCCAGATCATCGCCGCCCAGAACTTCCGGGAGGTCCAGCGCACGGCGATGTCGTTCATATCAGCCCCTTCTCGTTGGCGATCCATTCGGTGACGGTCAGGGTCGCCGTGCGGCCATTCTTCTCGACCGCGCGGACCTGTGACTTGGGCATCCAGACTTCCTCCTCACCGCCGTGGTCGATGAGGTATGCCTTGTCTGTCTCGTGCTTGATGACCACTTCGAGGTCCACGGTGTTGTCGTTGCTGCGGCGCATGTTCACTCCTTCTTCAATCGTGCGGCTTCGGAAGCCCGGCGTTGTTGCTCAAGAAGCCTAGCCCGAGTCCGCTGTTGGTATTCCGGGTCATTCTCCCACTTCGCTTTCGCTGAGGAGACGGCCCGGGCCTGATTTTCCTTCAAAACCTTCTTCATCTGGCTGCGGTAGTCCTCGTCAGTCCTCCAGCGGCGCTCCGTACCCCTCCGGATAAGTTCCCGAGTCTCCTGGCAAGGAGCCCCCGGAGCGTGTCCCCCGGGTTCCCGGTTGAATCCATGCGGGGCGAGGGTCCCAAGGCGGGCGATGTGGTAGCGCTCGCGCTCATCCAGCAGCTCCGGCGGACACACTTCCAAGACCTCGAAGCGAAAGGCATCCCGTCCATACCGGCTCAGGGCCTTCTCCAGGTGAGAGCGGGGCTTGCGAGTCGCCCCGTGCTCCTTCCAGCGGCGGTCGATGTCCCGGGATTGCCCCACGTAGCCCCGCCCGGAGGCGATGTGCGTGATCAGGTAGATGCCGCAGGTCACTGAGGAGCCTCCCCGTTGAAGCCCATGGAGTGGCCCCAGCTCTGCCCAATCTCCACGTCCACCTTTGACGGGAGTTCGAGCGGCGTGCACGTCCTCATGATATGGGCGGCTTCCGCGGCCTCCTTCATGTCGTGTACGCTGAAGGCGATCTCATCGTGGACCTGGATGATGATGTCCAGTCCGGCTTCCGCGCAGGCCACCATCGCCATCTTTGTCTGGTCCGCGGAGGAGCCCTGAATCAGCCGGTTCAGCCCCTTGTGGGTCCAGTCATAGTTCCCGTCCTTGTCCTTCGGGAAGCGGCAACGGCGACCGCTCAGGGTCGTGATGTAGCCCACGGCCTTCGCCCGGGCTTCGCAAGCCTTCGCCAGCTTCTTGATGAACGGCACCTTGTGGTCGAAGGTGTCCAGGAGGGCCTGACCCTCCGGCCCCGCGGCCTCGAACCTCCGCGCCCCTTCCGCGACCAGGCGCTGACCCTCCGGGCTGTTCACGTCGAACAGCTGGAAGCGGGGGCCACGCACGGCCATCATAGTCGGGAGCCCGAGCTTGCGGCACATCTTCGCCCCGCCCATCCCGTAGGACAGGCCCAGGTAGATTTCCTTGGCGTCCTTGCGCTTGATCCCCGCCATGTCCGCCATCATCTGGTGGTTGTCGTTGTTCGGGTCGTTGCGGTACTTGTCCCGGGCTTCGATAGCGGACAGCCAGGCTTGGTGCCCAATCAGGTCCTTCGCCAAGCAGGCGTAGTGGACCGCCATGCGCGGCTCCTGCTGGCTGTAGTCGTTGGACGCCCAGTGTTGGCCTTCCTCCGGGAGGTAGATGGCCCGCCACATCATGGCGAACTCATCCCGAGCCGGTTGCTGCTGGAGGTTCGGGTGTTCGCTGGACAGTCGCCCGTAGGCAGCGCCCGCGGTCCCGTCGCTTTCGTCATCCTTCTGGCGGCGGAGCTGGTTGAACGTCCCGTGGAGGCGACCGTTCACCATGTGGTCCCGGACGGAGCTGGCGAAGGTCGTGCGCAGCTTGTTCACCTTCCGGGCGCGTTCGAGGAGGTCCGCCACGGGGTGGTCGATTGAGCCCAGCAGCTCCTTGTCGATGTTGGGCTTGCCCTGGGAGGTCTTGTTCAGCTTGATGCCGATGTGTTCGAGGGCGGGGGCGATCACCTCCGGCTTCCAGACATCGCCCACGGCGATCCGGTGGCCGGTGATCGACCGGACTTGGGCCAGGGCCTCCGTCTCCTTCTCCAGCGCCCAACGCTCAATCATGTCCAGGCGGTCGCAGTCGATTCGGACGCCCCGGCGGCGAAGGCCCGTGAGGATCGGGAGCAGCTTGGACTCCAGATTGTACACGCCCCAGAGGTCCTGCTCATCAATCTCCCGCTCCTGACGGCGGAGGATGTTCAGAGGCAGGCGCGTGTCCTCCTCCGCGTACTTCCCGACAAACTTGGCCGGGAGCATCCACATGTCCTTCTTCGGGTCAATCCCATAATCGACCGCGGCGGCGCGCAGCAGGGCTTCGTCCTTGCCGTGGAAGCCCCACCGCTCCGCGATAGCTTGCATGCTGTAGCTGTCGTGGAGTTCGCAGATCAGCGGGTCAGCGATCTGGATGTCACGGAAGTAGCGGACCCGCTCGAACTCGATGCCGTCCCCGGCGAGGAAGTCCAGGTCATACGGGAGGTTGGCCCCCACGAGGTCGCCGGTGAACACCTTTGCCTGGGCGCGGAGGTAGGCCAGCACGCCCTCCAGCGGGAGGTTGCCCCCGCCTTCGTGTCTGATGGGCAAGTACCCGCCCGGGCCGTCCTCGATTGCGAAGCTGATGCCGGTGATGTAGCTGTTCGGGCGACGGCCCGCCCCCGGCCCGAGTTTGCGCAGGTCCGGGTCCCGCGTCTCGCAGTCGATGGCGACCCGCTTGGCCCCCTCCCACGAGGGGAGGGTGCTGAGGTCCGGGGCCACCCAGTCGCTGGAGACGGTCGTGAACAGGGGTGGTTGGAGGTATGACATCAGGCTCCGACCTCCGCAATCATCTTGCGCAGGAGGTTCAGGGCCGCGGTCAGCTCCGGGTCGGACTCCCAGAAGGTGAGGATGCGGACCACTTCGGCTTCGTCCTCCGTCAGCCCGTTCGCGGCGGCGAAGGCGTCCGGGGTAATGACCACGGGGGCGGAGCGGGGCAGCAGGACCCCGTTGCGGTACAGGTCCTGGACCTTCTCCACGTAGTGGATCGCCTTCTCAAGGTCCTGGCGCGGGTCCTCGTGCTTCTTGCGGTTGCGGGTCGCGTACTTGGTCGCGCAGCCTTCGGTGTAGCGGAGGCCGTTCAGCTCCACGTAGTCCCAATGTTCATACTTTCCGTTTTTGTAGTGGTCTCCCCCAACTTGGCGCTCATTTGGATTCATCTTGTTTCTCCTTGCAACGGTCCCCGTGCCAACGCCCGAAAGACACTAGGTTGAATACCCCTCCGCAATGCGGACAGGCGGTGAATTTGTCCAGGCCTGGAGGACGTTTCCCGAACATCGGATTGTCCTGACCGAACATCTTGAATGCTCTACCCTTGCGGGCCTTATCTTTGCAATTATCCTCGTTGGTCCCGAGGAATAGGTGGTCTGGGTTCACGCAAGCAGGATTGTCGCACTTATGGAGTACATGCGCACCTTTCGGAATAGTTCCGTGCTTCAGCAACCAGGCCTCCCTGGACGCTATCTTGCCGAAGAAAGCGCCATAACCCTTTCCATTCATGCGAGCCCCTTTCCAGACCCAACAACCAAGCCCTTCATCGTAGTTCTCAGCGAACACGCGGCTGGTTTTTCGCACGCTCATCTTGTAACTCCTTCATCAGTTCCCGGAGCCGGAGTGTCTGCTGGCGGTACAAGTACCCAAAACACCCGTGCTCCCCGTTCATCATATCCGTGTGGACCTTGCGGAGGTGCGCAGCGAGTTCTTCCACCGTGTCGAAGGCGTAGAACTTCAGCTGCGGGTCCTCCGCCCAATCACGTCGCAGCTTCTCCAAGTCCATCGCGCACCACCTCCTCGAAGAAGTCCGAGAGACGGCGATGCGGCTGTTGCTTCGCGGCCACGTAGAAGGCACGGACGGGTTCGGGCAGGCTACCCTCCAGGCCCCGCTTCTCCGTCACCGCCTCGCATGCCCTCCGCATGGCCGTGACCGCTTCGTTGCCCAGGGCTTCTTCCTCCCGGCACCACAGCCACAGTTCGAGGGTGTCCACGGCCTTCAACCAGTCCTCCTCGTCAGGGAGAAGGCCCGGGAGCAGGCCCAGGGTCGCCAGCACGCGGCGTTCCGCCTCCTCATACACCTTCCCGAGTTCGGAGTTGGTCCACTTCGCCGGGGCCGGAAGGTCGCCCAACCAACGCTCCGCGCAGTCGTGCCACTGGACCGCCTTGATCAGGTTCAGCGACGGGTGCGGGTGGAGCAGCAGCAGGAGGCTCACGGCCCCGTAGCTGTGCTGGGCGATGTTGTACTGACCGTGGTGCGGGACGATGTGGCACCGGCGAACCGTCCCGGCCTCCCGGGTCGCGGCGATCCGGGTCAGGAGCGGGCGGGCGGCGCGGCGGTTCAGCTCCTCCGCCTCGCGCTCCTCGTCATGAATCTTGCTCATCAGGCTTCCCATTGTTGCGTCTCCTCACTCATACGCCACGCCATCGTCCATCGCCCGGGCCTTGCGGGCCTCGAAGGCGGCGCGGCGGCGTTCGATCCACTCCACCCCGGCCAGCTTCCAGTCGGTGGCGGCGACGTTGTCCAGCTCCGCCAAGGCGGCGTCGAAGCGGGAGGGGTTGGAGGTCTGCTTGAAAGCCTTGTGGGCCTTCATCATCGGGATCGCCACGCGACGGAAGAACGGGTCACGGAAGCCCACGGCGTCCGGCTCGCTCAGGAACATCATCAGCTCCTGGTTCCACTCCTCCGGGTCCGTGGACATCAGCGGGTACGGCTCCGCGATCCCCGCGGCGTAGGGGTCGGGCGTCTCCTTCCCGGTCATCGGGTTGGCGGCGAGGTCCGCGAGCGGGGCGACCTTGTCCAGCACCTCCTCATAGGCATGGAAGTTGGCGCTGACTTGGCGGTAGATGCCTTGTTCAACCCCGACACTCCGGGCGACGTACTCATGGAGGTAGCTGAAGTGGACCGCGTTGGCCCCGTAGGCTCCCCAGATCAGGTCGTTGGAGCGGTTGGTCACGGTCATGTCCAGGCGACCGTCGCAGGCGATCTGGAAAATGGCCTGAAGGTTGCACGGGAGGTCCTTGCCTTGGCGGCCCAGGTCCGCGTCCGCGTCCCACATCGACAGGACCTGGCGGCGGTCATCGCGGTTCTCCTTCAGGGCGGCGATGATCTTGGGCAGCTGGTCCTCGAAGAAGTGCTGGCGCCAGCGGAAGCCGTAGGCCCCGTGGAAGGTCAGGCCGTCATCCGAGTAGCTGCGCATGCGATCCACGAAGCGGGCGACGTACTCCACGTCATTGCGTCCGCCCAGCATCCAGAGGCTTTCCATCAGGTGGAAGAAGGGGTTGGCGTCCCGTTCCGCCCAGAACAGCACGCGCTCCGCCGGGCGGAGGTACACGGTGGTGACTGGTTCCGGGAACATGAACACGGGGCCGTTGCGCGAGTCGCGGCGGACGCCCTCGAAGGACAGTTGATACAGGGCCTCCGGGAGGGCCTGTTGTACGTTGCGGGTCTTGATGACTTTCATTTGTCGTTCTCCGTTTCTTGAAACATTTTGCGTTGATATGACCGGCGGCGCATTTCCTCAGAGGAGGTTTGAGCAGCCATTTTGCGTAGTCGGTCGGTTTGTAGCCGTCCCGCTTGACTCCAGACTTCTTTGCCGGGGTCGCTGGTTTCCGTCCAGGTTGCCCGTCCGAGCTTCCCGGCTGCGTGTTGGGCCTTGGCGCGTTCGCTCAGCAACCGCCGGTGTTCCGGGTCCGAGACGCGGCGGGAGGCTCCCGCACGCATCTTCTCCTTCGCGGCTTCGTTGAAAACCCTCCCCCGGCCATGCCCCCGGGCGTGTTCTTCCGGGCTCATCAACTCCAAGTTCTCCGGGCGGTTGTCCGTCTTGTCTCCATTGATGTGGTGTACCACTTCGCTCCGAGACAGGGGGCGTCCAAGCAATCGTTCCATCACGGCACGGTGCTGTCGGACCCATGTGCCGTTCCGCTTCTCCATAACGTAGCCCCAAGTTGAGCACACGTAGGTTGAGCCGTCAGGAGTTGGTTTCTTCATAGCGTGGTTGCCTTCCTCCAGTCATATTTCGCGCGCATCTTGCCTTCTCCTTTGCGCACCCGTTCTATCTTATCGAACTCGCACAAAGAGTGTTCAATATCCCGCATCTCAAACCGCGGATTCACGTCACAAGGCTCCCCGAAGGTCGCGTTGAAGCCCGGCTCATCCAGGTCGTTGAGGTCCTTCATCAGCTCGAACATCTCACCGTTGGTCTGCTCCGGGCGGGGCTTCGCGGCGAGGTCGCGCCCATACAGGCGGTTCAGTCCGCGGATCGCGCCCGGACCGGCGTTGGCCCACGTGTAGATGTCCGGGGCGTTGCGCAGGTAGCGGGTGTGGCGGAGGTCGGTCACCACCTCATAGGCCATGAACGGCCCCCAGCCGATGTAGCGGGGCTCCTGGAACTTCGCCCAGACCTGTTCGAGGCGGTTGAAGGAGCGGAGGATGCCGGGTTGCGTCTCCAGCATCCGCTGCCACTCCTCGCGGTCCTCCCAGAGACGGCCCAGGACGATCTCAGCGATGTAGCGGTGCTTGGTCCAGCTGTACCACTCCTTGGAGGGGTCGGACTCCGCGCGGATCATGTAGGCTCCGGTGTACACCTTATCGCCGCGGACGGCGCGGTGCTCCAGAGCGGTCGTGAGCCAGGAGGGATCGAAGTCAGGGTTGTCGGGCCACTGCTTGGTCTGGATCAGCTCCGCGAGGGTATCCGGCCAGTTGATGTAACGGGCGATGGCGAGCATGAACCAAAGGTGCGGGTGATCCGCGTAGGGCTGGCGGATGTTCTGGTCAATCCAGATCGTCACGGTGTCCAGCTCGCGGAAGATGTTACAGAACCGCCCATCACGCAGAACCGGGTCCGCGGTCCAGGGTCCAGGCTTCCCGGCCTTGCGGTCCAGGTAGATGTCGTGGCGAGCCTTCATGAAGGCGGCGATGTCGTTGAGGCGAGGTGTGTTCACGGTTTGAGTCCCCCTAATGGTCCGGCCTTCAGCCCAAGTTCTCGATGACGGCCTTGATGTCCTTCAGGGCCGTTTCCCAGTGGATGTCACGGACCGTCTCGCCGTCCGCCAGGGCCTTGTCGCGGACCCGGGCGATGGTGCGGTGCTTGTCGGCCACCTGGTCCTCCTTGATGGGCTTCCCGCCGTTGCGCTCCTGGATGCGCTTCAGGCAGACTTCGAGCGGCGTGTCCAGGAAGGCCCAGATCATTCCGCCGTTCGCCTTCGACCACTCCTGCCACGGACCGTAGATGGTGCTGACCACCACGCCCTCGAACAGGACCGCCTTCACGTCCGGGTCCCGCCCAACCAGCTCCGCAACGGCCTTGGCCGCGGCTTGGGTCTTGATCCGGTCCAGACCGGCGGTGGTCGCTCCGGCGGCGGCGGGGGTGTAGTCCCCGATGATGGCGATGCCGTCCGGGGCATACGTCACCGGGATCGGCTTGTGGTCCGGGACGATGACGTTGATGACGCGGCAAAGCGGATCGCGGGCCAGGCAGCGCAGCAGGGTGGTCTTGCCGGAGCCGTTACAGCCCCGCACGTTGATGTACTTCATATTGGTTCTCCATTTCAGTTGAAAACGGCGGAGCCGGAGCCCCGCCTGGGTTGCTCAGTCAATCTGCGTGATCGGGATGATCTTGCGCTCGCCGCCGTCCTCCTCCGGCGGGGTCGGTTCCACGATCTTCTTGAAGTCGGGCGAGCGCAGAGCCTTCGCCGCCCCGAACAGTTCCGAACCGCAGCGGGGCTTGCCCTCGTTGTCGTCCGCGCAGTGGAGACAGCCGGTGGGGGCGCACTCCTTGACCTCCTGGAAGGGCTGGCCCAGATCGGTCCGGGTGAACATCGGGACACGCTGGCCGTGGCACTGGTCCGCGGTGATCATTTCACGGCCCATCGAAAGCCAGGCCGGTTCGCCGGTTCCGGGCTTCCCGCGGCGGTACTCATAGCACGTCGCGTAGGTCATGCCCAGCTCCGTCGCCCACTTCCGGTACAGCTGGTGGGCTTCGACCCGGTACGGCTCCGCGATGGTCTTTTGGGCTCCGGCCTGGTTCTCCGTGAACAGGTCCATGAAGGCTTTGGTGCGCTCCGGCCCGAACCGCTTGTGGAGGCGTTCGATCATCGCCGGTGCCCAGCTGTAGCCCGCTTCCACAAACTTCACGATCACGTGGTTGTTGCCGACCGCGGCCAGGCGCTCGAACAGGTGGCGGATGTCGTCATGGGTGACGATCCCCGGGACCACCGGATTGACCTGAATGGAAGTGTAGATGCCCTGACGGCGCAGCTCCGCGATTTCGTCAATATGGTCCTGGAGGGAAATGGCCCCGGGGGACAGCTTGTGCCAATCGCGGTCGTTGCCGGTGTTCAGCGACTTCTGGGCGTAGCTGTAGGGGTTCCGCTTCAGGAGGTCGATGGCCCAGGACGGGTAGCTGAGACGGCTCAGGAAGAAGATGGGCAGGCCCAACTCCACGAAGGCTTCCGCCCCCTGCTGGGTGTTGTGGTACACGTCCTCAATCGGCAGGAAGGGGTCCGTGAAGCTGGAGAAGTAGCCCGCGGCGGAGGTCCGGGACTTCGAGAGCATGTTGCGGACCTGCTCGCCGTAGTTCACCGGGACGCTGATGAGGCCGGTGCCGCGGTAGCCCCGGAACCCGCTGTTGACGTAGCAGAAGGCGCAACCCACGGTGCAGTAGCCCCCATAAGGCTCCGTCAGGATCGCCTCGCTGAAGCAGGGGCGGGCGCGGGAGCCTCGCTTGTCGTTGTGCTTGTCCTGATACCAGCCCTGAAGGGGCTTGGCGTTCGGGATGCGGATGTGCGGGAGGTAGGTGACGTCATTGAAGCCAAGATACACCTTGACCTCCTTCTTGTCGTCATCCTTCGCGTTGCGGACCATCCCCACCTTCGCCATGCGGAACTTCGCGCGCATGCCGGTCAGCGGGTCATCCTCCTCCTCGATTGGGCCCAGGAACTCCCGTTGGTTCGGGTCCGGGCGCATGAAATACTTGTAAGCCTCCTGAGCGGCTTCGCCGGTTTCCTCATTCAGCCATGCTGCGTGGTCCATATGATTCTCCTCATTACGTGTGAAAAAGTCTAGCGCCTTCCTCCGAAGAAGTAAAGCCCCTGGAGTTGGTTACTGCTTCGCCCTTCGGCGGTTGGACTCGATGGTTGCTTGTCGTATTTTCTCCCGCTTCTCCGGCGAAGCCGTCGCCCACCATTCCTTCGCGGCATTTCCCCGTCGCCCACGCTGTTCGGGAGTCCATGGACACCTCCTGTCTCGCCCCTTTTTCACCATGTCTTTCATGTTATCCGAAACGGTCCCGAGAAACAAATGAGAAGGGTTCACGCAACCAGGGTTGTCGCACTTATGGCAAACGTGAAGCCCCTCCGGTATCGGACCCAGATAAATCTCCCAGGACAGTCTGGAGGCTACCCAAAGCCGTCCGTTGATTTGGACAGTTCCGTAACCCTGAGTTTGTTTATGGCCTGTCCATTCCCAACAACCTGTTTCCGGGTCCTCCCGATACCTCCGGCGGAACTCCTCCGCCGGGTCCTTCGGTTTCCGTGTATATTGTCCGGTAGGCATACAATTATGAGCCGATATTCCAAAATACCACAGGGCCTTCGATAGCGTCTAGCACCCCCGGTTTCTCCAAATAAGCCCAAGCCTTGGCGTCATACCAGTCGTTACAGGGGAAAGGCACCCTTACGTTTTTCGCCGCGTCCGCGTACCCGTAGCCCTCGTCAATGAACTTGATCCGGTCGCCCAAGGTCAGGCCCGCGGCCTTCTCGATGTACTCCCGGGTGGCGTCCTGGCTCCGCGAGTATCCCATGTGAAGGATGACGTTGTAGTTGCGGAGCAGGCCAGCCTCCTCGAAGCCCTTGAGCACCCCGGCGGCGACCGTCCCCGAGCTGATACTGATGACCAGGGTCCCGGAGCCCGGGAGGTGCGGGGCGGTGCGGACGGCCTCCGCGGCGTTCTCCGTGATCGACTCCGGGAGCTTCAGGGCGTTCGGCATCAGGTAGCTGTCGTGGTAGTTCTCCCGCAGGTGCTTCTTGGCCGTATGATACAGGATCGCGGAGCGGCCCGCCGGGATGTCCACGAGGTCCGCCCCGAGCTGGCGAGCGTGCTGCTGTTGGACGCGCGGGGCGTCCGCTGCTCCGTCGCGCTTGAAGCGGGGCCAGTAGTCCACGGCCTGTTTCCCGAGCTGCTGGCAGACGTAGGCAACCGCCCAGCCCGCCTTCGAGTGGTACGTGTCCAGACAGCCGATGGTGGTCTCAGGCCGGTTCTTGATATGGGCGACCACTCCGCGAATCTTGCTGAAGGACGGACCCGGGAGCGGGGCGCATAGGTCCTCCCGCTTCACGAGGATCGGGACCCCGTTGAGCTCGTAGGTTTCGACCGGGGTGTTGTTGACGATCATCTCACTGCTCCTTGGGCATGTGGTGGAGGAAGGCGCGGGCGGCGGAACAGCGACCTGCCCAGGGTTCGAGGCCGGTGTTGATCTCGCGGATGTCATTCCAGAGCGGGTAGTGCCCATTCATGTGAGACTTCCACTTACACAGGACCGTCTCGACCTCCTGGATGTTCACGGGGCGGTCGCCCAGGGGCGGGGCGGCGAGGTCCGCGAACCGCCCAATCAGGTAGTCTGCGACCCCGGACAGGATCGCCTCGCGCTTGGGCTTCGCGTTCTCCGGGTACTTGTGAGCCTCGCGCTGCTCCCACAGCATCATCGCGGCCTTCTCCGGGTCCTTGAACATGAACACGGCGGCGTTGTCGAAGTCCACCGGGACCTCCATCACCCGGTCCATCATGTCCGCGATCTTGAAGCCGATCCACGGACCGAAGCCGTTGTGCTCCTGGGCGCGGGCGGAGACGGTGCGGAAGGGCAGGCGCTCATCCTCCGTCGCCCGGGCTCCCACGTACAGGGCCATGTTCTCCGGGCGGTCGCCGTAGCGGGCCTGGAGGGAGGTCACGGAGTCCACGGCGATCTTGGCCCTGTAGTGGCGGCGCTCATGCCCACGAGGCCAGCGACCACCGGCGGGCGTCTCCTCCTCGTTGCGGGCGGCGACCATCATCCAGTGCCAGAACTCCTCGCCCTCCTTCTCACTCAGGAAGGAGGCGACCCCGGCGTGGTAGTAGCACCAATAACCAAGGAGCCAGCGGCAGAGCTGCGGCACGGAGAAGTCCCCCGCCTGCTCCGCCCGAACCAGGGCCGTGTAGATGGGGTCCAGATCGCCGGTGGTGATCAGGTGGCGGCCAAACGTCTCGATGTCCAACCGCGGGTAGTTTCTGCTCATAGTCTTTTCTCACAAGTATGCGTGACTGATTTTCCCGGACAGGTCCTTCAGGATGTCCCAATCATAGAATTGGCGACTGAAGGAAGGCTCCATGCGGACTTCTTTGTTGACGTGAATACGGGAATGGACCGTCAGCCACTTGCTGTCGCCGTCCTCCGTGATCACAACGTGAATCCACGGAGGTAGCTTGAAGGGCTCCATTCTGTATCCCCGCTCCGCCGGGTACTCCACCCGGCGGAGCAGGTAGTCATAGGTGCGCTCCGAGGCTCCCATGACCCTTGCCTCAGCCAACCAGGCGGGTCTGGCGGGCGTCAGCCTTCGGGGCGGACTTCAGCGGCTTGTGGGCCGGGATCGCGTGGCCTTCAGGGACCACGATGTGGAACCGCTCAGTGCCGTCCGCGGCGAAGGCGGAGCGGACCCCGTAGCCCTTCAGCTTCATGTCCCAACCGAAGCCGGAGCGCACGGTGGCTTCGGTCCAGGGCTTGTTGCCGCCACTCAGGGCTTCGATCAGTTCAGCCATGGTCGCACCGTTCGGGCGGGACAGCATGTCCAGGAGCATGGCCTGCTTCGAGCCCTCGCGGCAGGGGATCGGGGCGTGGCCCGGGGCGGCCAGGTTGGTGCCGCGCGGGGCGCGGGCCTTCTTCTCCTCCGCGGACTTCGGAGCCTTCTGGGCCTTCGGAGCAGCGACGGGGGCGGGGGTTGCGGTTTCGTTCACGGTTTCGACCTTCTGGGGTTCGGCCTGCGCCTCAGCCTCAACTTCCGGGTGCGCTTCGGCATAACGCTGAAGCACCTTCCAGGTGCGGGACACGGCGGTGGTCTTGTCTGCGAATCGGCGGACGTTCGGGACGGCCTCGCCGTTGCGGAAGGTGCCGATGACTTCGTTGTACAGCTCGACCAGGGCCGGGCCGGACAGCTCGCTCAGGGAGGCTTCGGTGTAGGCGACGTTGTTGAAGTTGATGGCGTTCATGGTAGGCTCCTTTTCTGGGGTTGAGGTGCGATCTTGTTCGACCGTGAGAGAATCTTAACCCCAGTCCCCGAAGAAGTAAAGTGGTTTGACTAAACTTTTTCAGGTCCCGGTCCGAAGGCCAACAACCGTTGGACGGCGGAGGGCGAACCGTTGTACAACTTCTTCCCAGAAGGCCCGGGCGGCGTCCTCGTGCCCAGGCTTCCTGTACCAATGGTTGCGCCCCGAGGTGTGCGGAACCACAGCGACCTCGAAGCCCCAGCGATCATCCGCAAACCACTGGTGGAAGTCCAGGTGCTGGGCCGGATAGCCGAAAGCCTCTGCGACGTTCCGCCCAACGAGGATGACGTGCCGACCGCCCAACAAGGGCTTCATCGCGGCTGCGGCAATCCCCGCGTCCCGGGCGGGCCACTTGTCGTCCCGCTTCCAGCGCCCCGGGAAGGTGTGGAGCAGGTTGGTGCGGTCGAAGGTCTTGAGGTAGTCCTTGGGCGATAGGCCCGCCAGCTCCGCCAGACGCCCTCCCGCGGAGGACCGCGGGAGGGGAGCCAGGGGCCGGTCGGGGTCCGTGTTAGGTCCGGGTGCTTGGCCGATCAGCAGGGACTTGTTCATCTTCGGGTTCCTCCATTTCTTCTTGCGTGACGTTCAGGTTGATGGTCCGCTCCGGGACCGGGATGGCCCATTCAGCAAGGCGCATCCCGGTCATGAGGAGGAACCCGGCGGCGATCAGCAAGACCGCCTTCAGGCTCAGTTCTTTCACTCGCACTCCCTCCGTCCGGTGGCCGGGTCGATGCGGCACTGGCTTGCCGGCTCCTCCGCCGGGGCGTCCGCTTCGGGCTCGCCGCCGTCATCCTTCACCACGAGGATGCCCGACCGCTTCCCGCCCAGACGGAAGGTGGTGCAGCCCTTCGCCCCGCCTTCCCAGGCGCTCACGTACACGTTCTTGAAGTCCTCCCAGCTGATGTCGGAAGGCACGTTGCAGGTCTTGCTCACCGCGGAATCGACCCGCTGGGCCGCGACGGTCAGGGCGGCGACGTGCTCCTGGACGGTGACGCGGGAGCAGGCCTTGCCGCGGACCCCGAACACGCGGGCACCGTAGTCCTCCACCGTCTCCACCCGCGGGCCGCTGAACTCGATCACGGTGCGGTCGAAGCTGTAGGCGAACACCGGCTCAATCCCGGAGCTGACGTTGTCGGCGCACAGGCTGATGGTCCCGGTCGGGGCGATGGAAGTGAGGTGGGAGTTGCGGATGCCGTATTTGGCGATGGCGTCCCGCACGTCCTCGCGGAGGGTCTTGATGAACTGGCCCTGAAGGTACTTGTCCTTGTCGAACTTCGGGAAGGAGCCCTTGACCTTGGCGATGTGGGCGCTGGCCAGGTAGGACTCATCACGCAGCGTGTCCAGCACCTCCGCCTCGAAGGCGAGGAAGGCGGGCGAACCGTACTCATGGCCCAGGGCTTCGGCAGCGTTGGCCAGGCCGGTGATCCCGAGGCCCATGCGGCGCTTGTCCTTGGCTTCCTGCTTCTGCTGCGGCAGCGGGTAGATCGCGCGATCAACCACGTTGTCCATCGCGCGGACCACCTGCGGGATGTCCTCGCGGTACTGGTCCCAGTCGAAGGCGTAGCGGCCCGCCCCGTCCTTGAAGATGTACTTGACCAGGTTGAAGGAGCCCAACAAGCAGGCACCGTAGGGCGGGAGCGGTTGCTCACCGCAGGGGTTCGTGGCGGCGATGGTCTCGCAGTACCAGAGGTTGTTCATGCGGTTGATCGCGTCGATGAACAGCACCCCGGGCTCCGCCCAATCCCAGGTCCCGCGCATGATCGCGTCCCACAGCGCCCGGGCGTCCACTTCGCGGTAGGTCCGGCCCTCGAAGGTGAGGGGGAACGGCTCGCCGGAGGCGACGCGCTCCATGAACTTGTCGGTGATGGCGACGGAGACGTTGAAGCCGGTCAGCTTCAGGGTCTGCTGAAGGGACATGACCAACTGCTGCTTCTGGGCTCCCTCCGGGAGTTCGGCCACGAGGTCCCAGAGCGGCTGAACGTCCTTCCCTGGCTGCTTGGCGTGAATGAACTCCTCGATGTCGGGATGGTCCACGCGCATCACCCCCATCTGGGCTCCGCGGCGATGGCCGGAGGAGGCGACGCACTTGCAGATCGCGTCGAAGATGTGCATGAAGCTGATGGGGCCGGAGGAGTGGGACTGGAGCTTACGGATCAGGTCGCCGCGAGGACGGAGGGTGCTGAAGTCATAGCCGATCCCGCCGCCCATCCGCATCGTGGCTGCGGCTTCCGCGGCCCGGACCATGATGGAGCCTTCACCGTCCACGAAGCTGTCGTTGATCGTCCCGGAGACATAGCAGTTGTAGGGTGTGACTTGGCGGGTGGAGCCCATCGCGGACTGGATGCGGCCCGCCGGGAGGAAGCGCATGCCCAGGAGGGCGTCCCGGAAGTCCGCGAAGTGCTGGTCATCGTCCTTCAGGGCCGCGGCGATCCGGTTCATGGCCTCGCGGAAGGACTCGCCGCTGCCGCGGTACTTCTGGGCGTGTAGTTCTTGTGAGTAGGGTACTTGAGGACCGTGCATTTTGCGAGTCTCCTTGAAGGGTTGAGGGCTTTCTATCATATCGTTGCTCCTGTTCTTGGGCTACATCATAACGAGGTCGATGCGTTCCGCGGCCCGGGTAATGGCGGTGTACAACCATTCCTTCCGGTCCTTCCCGTACCACTCGTCAAACAGCAGGACGTTGTTCCACTGGGAGCCCTGCGACTTGTGGACGGTGAGCGCATAGCCATAGTCGAACTCCTCCGCGTCCTTCCGCTCCCAATACTCCGGCTTGTTTCCGTGGAAGTAGTGGGGGTGGGCGCTGACTTCGACCTTCGCGCCGTCCTCGCCTTCGATGTCCATGATGACATAATCGCCGTCGAAGATCGTGTCACGGCGGACCTTCCAGAGCTGGCCGTTGAGCAGGCCCACCTCGTGGTTGTTGCGGAGGCACACCAGCTTGTCACCTTCCTGCGGCAGGGCGTTCGTCCGCCCGAGGAGTTCCCGGGTACGTCCGTTGCTCGTGATTCTCGTGGCGTTCCTGCCAACGAGGAGCTGGTCAGTGGACAGTACCATGTCCCGGAGTTCTTCGCGTGGCAGGCGGCCATAGGGAATCACGCGGCTGGCACCGTAGTCGCCGGGGCGGAGCACGCGGCCCTCGCGGACCTCCTTGGACATCCAGATGATCGGGTTGTCCTGGGCCTGGCGGTGAATCTCCGTGAGCAGGATGTCGGGCTTGTTCTTGAAGAAGGGGGTGCCGCCCACGGGCGGGAGCTGTCCCGGATCGCCCAGGGCGAGGATCGGGCAACCGAAGCTGAGCAAGTCCTCCCCCATCTGCTCGTCAATCATGGAATACTCATCCACCACGAGCAGCGCGGCCTCGAACAGGGGCGACTCCGTGTTGAGCTGGAACATCGGGCGGGCGAGGTTGATCTGCTCCGCCTTGATCGCCGCATCGACCTTCTCCACGAGGGTTTCCGGGACGGGCTTGTGGGTGAGGAGCCGCGCCCGCTCCGCTTGGAGTTCCTTCAGGCGCTGCTGCGACTTGTCCTTGGGCGTGTAGATGAGCTTGTGAATGGTACTCACGTTGGTCGCCCCGGATTTCGTGAGGACGTGAGCGGCCTTGCCCGTGTAGGCGGCGAAGTACACGGGACCATTGACGGTCGCGGCGAGGTGTTTGGCCAGGGTGGTCTTGCCGGTTCCGGCGTACCCGGCGAGCTGGAACACGGGCTTGTCCCGGGTCTTGAGCCAACGCCCAACCCGGTCCAGCGCGGTCTGCTGTTGCGGACTCCACATGATGATCGTTCTCCGTTTCTGATGAAAAGAAGGGGGCCCCGAAGGCCCCCTGAAGGTACGGCCCGAGGGGGCGGGCCGTCCGGGTCGGTCCTCCCGGTAGATCAGAACACCGGCTTGCCGCCGCCTGCGCCCTGGGCTTCTTCGTCCGCGGAGCCCGGAGCCTGCGACTCATAGGCAGCGCGGGCCTCGCCCTGCTCGATCATCGACTTGATGTTCACAGCGGCCTGGAACAGCGGGTCATCGGGCAGGAGGCGAGCCTGCTGGGCGTTCTCGCCGTCGAAGGCGACGGCATCCCAGTTGAAGAACTGGCCCTTGTTGTTCTTCTCGCTCACGGTCTTGAGGCGATAGCGGTGGGCGAACAGCGGAGCCGGAATGCGGCGACCGTCCGGCAGCGGAATCTGGATGGTCTTGGCCTTGGTCATCCAGCCCTTGTACTTCTTGATCTTCGTGGAGCTGAAGGCCAGGACCGCTTCCGAGGCGTTGCCGTCATCATCCAGCGCGATGCCGTACACATAGAAGGTTTCGATCAGCTCGTTGCCGTCCGGGGTGTTGTACTTGCCATACTCCGCGGACGCGGCCTTGGCGTGGTTCACCAGATCGCTGTTGACTTCGTGGACGCCCACGAAACCGCCGCCCGCATCGCGGGGCTTCCACTCCACGTACACGTGCTGGGTGGTCGCCGGGACGAAGGCGATGCCCTTCTTGCCGTCCCAGACTTCGCTGGTCACGGTGTTCAGGATCATGCCCTGGCGCAGGCTGTCGTTCTCCTGGAGCTGCGGGCTGAGGGCCTGAAGAATCTGGAGGAACGGGATGCTGTAGTCATCGCTGGTCTGGTTCTCGAAACCCGCGCCCGCGTAGTCGGCATATGCGCCATACTCCGCCATTGCGGTGTTCTGTTCCTTCACTGCGACATCGGTGGTCTTGCTATCGGTCTTGGCCATGGTGTGGCTCCTTCGGTTCAATGTGAGCGGGTCGATTGGGCCCCCGGTCGAATAGCCCTGCCGTCTCACCGGCTGTACCCGCTGTCACCCGCGGGGCGGTTCGGTCGGGAGGAAGGCCCGGGGCCGTCCTCCGGCATTCTGGTCACACTTCGATCTTGGACACGCGCTGACGATGGACCCCGAACAGGTCCAGGGGGACTTCCTCGCCTTCACGCAGCTTCTCGCGGACGAAAGCGGCAAGGGTCGAAGGATGGACGCTGGCGTTGTCGTCCACCTCGAACTCGTCCGCGAGACGCTGGCGCAGTTCGTCAGCCTTCTCGTCCTCGCCCTTGCCGAAGGCGACGGCGACCACGCGCTTGATCATCGCGGCGTGGCTGTGCTGCTTGAGCCAGGCGAAGGCGAGCGGGGCCTTGGCCTTCGGGATGCTGGCGCGGATCGTCTCGTCAATCTTGATCTTCAGGCCGGTGGTGGTCTTGAACTCACCAATGCCGATCTGGTCCATGAGTTCGGGCACCTGGCGCTCCGCGATGTCGCGGAGTTCTTCGCGGGCCTTGTTGAGCTGGGCTTCGAGGTCTGCGACCTTCGACTGGGCAGCGGCCTGTTGTTCGGCCAGCTGAGTGAGTTGGCTCAGTTCGCCACCGGCGGTCTGAGGTTGGACATAGTCCAGGTATGCGTTTTCACTTGACATGTGGTTCTCCGTTTCTTCGGTGAGGGGGTATTCCGATAACGCTGAAGAAGTATAGCCGGTCAATCGGAAGAAGTAAAGAGGCCCGAGGCGTCCACCGCGATGTAGCGTTGGTCCTTGCCGCTCCACTGGAGCAGGGACACGTCCCCGTCATTGGCGTCTGCGGCAATGGCGACGGCGAACCCGATCAGGACCGGATTGCCCACGAGCAGGAGGTGGTCCCCCGGCCCGAAGTCGGCCAGCTTCTCCTTCAGCTCATCAATGATGGGCTCCGGGCGGAACGGGGCCGCGGTCGGGCTGAGCAGGAACACCAGCTCACCGAACTCCTCCGCCGGGGCGAGGTTGAATTTGGGCTCGAACCGCTGCTTGTCGCGGTCCCAGCGGTGTTGGTTCTGTACAACAAATACACGGCTCATAGTAGTCTCACAACCAGTCTTTGAGGCGGTCGCCGGTGATCTGGCTCGCCACGTTGAATTTGTTCCTCAACGCTTCCACCACCTTCTCATCCACGGAGTCCTCAGCCACGAGGTCGATGTACAGCACGCTGTTGGTCTGTCCGATCCGGTGGGCGCGGTCCTCCGACTGAAGGCGGTCGATCAGCTTGAAGCTGTTGGAATAATAAATGACAGTCTTGGCTGCCGTCAAGGTCAAACCCGTCGCCCCCGCCGCGGGGTTGCCCACGAACACGCGGGCCTGTTCCTCCGGCGGGACGGCCTCCCGCCCAACCACCTGTCCGTTGTGGTACAGGGGGCGCTCGCCCTGGAACCGGGCCTTGGCGTCCGCCCGCTCATCATCGTTCACCAGCCCGTCATAGCGGACCGCGCTGATGCCGCGCTCGCGGAGGGCGTCCATGATCAGGGTGATGTCCATCTGGAACCGGGCCCAGACGATCACCTTGTGCTGGGACTCCTCGATCAGCTCACAGAGCAGGTCCAGGCGACGGTTCGGCCCCGGGATTGTGTACACGGGTTCCGCTTCATCGTCGGTCGGGAGGTAGCCGCAGGTGATCTGCTGGAGGCGGAGGAGCCGGGTGATGGCGAGGGCGGCGATGACCGGGGTGGTGCCCTCCGCGCCCAGGTCAGGGGCGTCTCCGCAGTCGGGGCAGGGGTAGATGAAGCCGTCAAACTCCACCTCACGTTTGCCCAAGCAGGTCGGGCAGGCGTCCGGCGACGGCTCCGCGGCGACCGCTTCCGCGTCCCGCTCAATCCCGCCCGTCTCCAGCCACACTATGTACTCGTCACGCAACTGGCGATACAGCTTGCCCTGCTCCGGGGTCATCGGGAAGAACCGCTTGCTGTACAGCTTCGGCGGGAGGTCCAGCACGTCATCCTTCGTCACGCGGGAGGAGACGGGCTGGAGAAGGCTGTTCAGGGCGTCCAGGCGGCGATAGCCCACCAGCACGTCATACTCGTTGCCATCGTTCTTCTTGGTCTTGGGGTTGAAGGCGGTCGGGTTCCAGCCCTTCTTCCAGATGCCGAAGTGCTGCTTGAACTCCGTGAAGGTCCCCAGCTGGTTCTTGTTCCAGTAGTCGTCAATCAAGAACTTGATCTGGCTGTAGGCGTCGAAGGGTCCCTGAGCAATCGGAGTCCCGGTCAAGACCCGCCTGAATGGCGCGTACTTCGCGGAGCGGAGAATGGACTTGGTGCGCTCCGCGGTCGGGGTCTTGATGTGGTGCGCCTCATCCAGGACGTACAGGAGGCGGCGCTTGTCGAAGAAGTCACTCAGCGCCCGCTTCCCGGAGGCGGTCATGAAGGCTTCATAGCTGATGGTGAGCCAGGCGAAGCCCTTGTGCTCGATGACGGCCTTGACCGCCTGCTTGTGCCACTTGGTGTCGGCCTTCGGGCTCTGGTAGTGGAAGGCCCGGACGTGCTTGATCACCTCATCGGGTACGTGGTCCGGGATTTCCTTCTCAACCCAGTTGCGGTGCACGCCGTTCGGGGCGACCACCAGCACGCCGTCGATGAGCCCGCGGAGCCAGAGCCAGCAGGCGGTGTCGATGGTCAGCTTGGACTTGCCGGTGCCCTGTTCCCAGAAGATCGCGCGGGCTTCTTCTTCGCGGGAGCGCAACCACTCCTCACGCTGGTGGTTGAAGGGTTCGGTCTTGAAGGGGTATTCCATAGGGTGGCTCCATTTCTCATAGTGATGCCCGGAAGTATAGCCCAGCTGGGCGGCGAAGGCGAGCGGAGAATCACGTGCGCTTGGGATGTGGGCCCAACGCTCGACTTCGTGTGCGGAAGAAGTATGAAGTGGAGTAGGCAGGGAAGCCCAGAGGGGCTGGGGGTTTATATATTCTTCTTCTTCTTCTTCTTAACTTACTTAACTTACTTACCTTAAACCCCCGGACGGCCTCCGAACAGCAGGAACGGTCGCAGGTCGCCTCCCTGGGCAGGGGGTCCCGGCGATTTATCGGGCGAAGTAGAACTGAACTGGAGAAAGTGAAGTAACCTAAGCGCAGGAGGGCCGGAGCTGTTACGGCGCTGGGCTTTCGATGGCGCTTGGGGTCTATACTTCTTCAGGTGTGAAGGTAAGTAGCCCAAGCGCATCCTCATTTCTGGAACCACTCATTGAGCCCGAGGAGGAGCAAGCTGACCAGCCCCGAGAAGAAGATGCCCAGGAGGGCGACGGTGCCCTTGCGCTTCAAGTCCTCGCCGGACTCGCGCCACTGCCGGAGGTGTTGGAAGTCCCGTTGCATCGCAAACGGGTCGGACGTGTCCACCCCGAGCTGCATCAACGTCTGCTTGACCGCTTCGGCCACTACGTCATTCAGCTCCGAGTGGGACATGGCCACGGTTTCCGCGGCTCGCTTCGCGGCGTCCTCCACGGATAGTTTCGCCGCCCGGGTCGCAGCCGCAACGGCGATGTCTTCGACTTGCTCCGGGGTCAGGGGCATATCGGGGTCCTCGCACCAAGATGATCTTGGGCCGTATTCTACGGAACCCAAGACAACTTGGCAAATTTTAGACGGCCAACCCAGTCGCGTCCACCCAGGCGGAGCCCGTGGACCATATCGGCTTGCCCAGGGTGGTGTCGAAGTATTGGCCCCCGATCAGGGCGGCGCTCGCCGCCGGGCGGTTCGCGGTCGTGCCGTAGCCGCGGAGGAACTTCCACGCGCTGCCGTCATACCAGTAGGTGCTGTTGGTATCCTCCACGGAAATGGTCCACCCCTTCTTCGGCACGAAGAACTCCCAGGCCGTCGCCGCGCTCGAATAACGCGCGATCCGTTGGCCCTGACCAGACCAGTTCGTGCCGGTCGGGCTCGCCGGGAGCACGTACACGTCCCCGTCCGCGGGCGAAGCCGGTTGGGCGGTCGTGGTCGCGGACTTCGCGTGGCCCATGAGAAGGCCGTCCACCGCCCGGAGGAAAGACATGAACTGGTTGTAGTGCTGGTCCCCCAGCGCGCCGTTCACCATGATGCCCAAGTTCGGGCCGTTACTGATAGCCATCACAAACCTCCAAGATAGTTTCCAAGATTGTTCCCGAGTCCGGCCCGATCCACATACCAATCATGGGACTGGTAGCTGTCCAGACCGTCGCGGACCGCCGTGACCTTGATCCGGTTCCGGCCCGCGGTGTTCTCCGTCGCCTCGTTGGTCCAGGTCCAGCTAGTGCCGGTCAGGCCCGGCTCCGACTTCAAGAGCGTGCTGCCGTTGGCCGCGTAGATGTCCACGCGGTAGGTCACCCCCGGCTCCGGGCCGATGTTCGCCGCGGCGTGGTCGATAATTGGACGGACCACCTGCTGGGTCCGGTCGCGGTGCGCCCAAGATAGGCTCAGACCTCCGAGGATAGCCGAAGGATACTGGAGACTGTTCACCCGGAAGTTCCCGGGAGCGTAGGGGCGCGCGAAACGGCCCACCAGCGCCTTCGAGTCCTCCGGCGCAACGGACAGGTCCAGAATGCCGACCCCGGACCGGCCCAGGCCCTTCGCGGCGATGGTCTCGCCGCTGTTATACTCAAGCCGGTCGCGCACGCGGGCGTCCTCAGCGAACCAAAACCGCGCCCCAGCTGCGTGTTCCGCGCAGACGGTATCCAAGCACCCCCGACCCACCGTCACGATCCCGTTCACCAGGTCGATAGTGTCCACGCGCACGATTTCGTTGTCAATCAACGCATAGGTCCCCGTCCGCGCAAATTCGGTGCGGGAGGACAGATTGGACAGCTGGATGGAGGTCTGTATGGGCGTGATCGCGTTCGTCAGCGTAGCGTGCGCCGCGGGGTCGCCGGTGGCCGCGTAGGCGTAGGACCCGCCCGTGGGCTTCGTCCACAGTTCATAGTTCTGGAGGTACTGGGCAGGCTCGCCCATCAGGCCGATCAGGAAGGCGGAGGTGTTGTCCAGCGCCTGGAAGTCGCCCGAGGGCAGACCGTTCGCCAAGTCCCAATAGTTCGCCTCCTCCAGACGGCGGAGGGCGAACGGGTTGGGCGCTTGAACCGGGTCCACCCAGCCTGAGCCCTGGTCGCCCATGTAGGTGGAGGACGGAAGGCCGAACATGTCCTCAACCGCATCCACCACGATTTCGCCGCTGGTCAGCTCGCCGTAGTTCACCCCGAGGACGCGGAACACGATGTCCACGAGGCTGTGCTCATCCCAGGAGAAGCGGAACACGTCCCCCAGGGTCAGGTTCCATGCGTTCCGGTTCACCCGGATGCGGATGCGTGCGAAGGGGGTGGACTTCTGGCGGAGGTCGCGCATGGCCAGCTTCGCGGCGTTCGCCGCCGTGTCAATCCCGGGATAGTTCACCGTCTGGCTCACTACGCCCTGTTGGGCTTGAATCGCTGCGAGGTCCTGGACGGTCACGGAATCGTCCTCAGTGGAGCCTTGCGGACGGTAGGTCACCACGATCTCATTCACAATTTCCGCGTAGCCCGGGCGCTCGAAGGACTCCAGCCGGATCGTGTTGGACTCGTTGAACAGCGGGAGGTTCGCCACCACGTAGTCCTCGCGGATCAGCTTCACCACGAACTGACCATTGTCGGGTCGCGTGTACAACATTCCGTTACAGTGTCCCAGCACCGTGTATATGAAGGACTCTATGGAGTCCTGCTTGGTCATTATCATCGACACGCCCAAGCCTTCCGCGTGAAGTGTGTCCGCCGCAGCGCGAAAGGCGGCGTCATCCAGGGCGTTGATCGGGTATCCCATCCCCCAGTCCGGGTTCGTCAGCGTCTCATAGATCACGTGCGCGGGGTTCGCGGAGCCGTTGATGTCTGCCTTCTCCGGGTACCAAGCCTTTCCCGGGAGGCGCTTCACCTTCAGCACCCAGGCCTTCGGGTAGGGCGACATGGCGCACATATACACCTTCCGCAGGACCAGCGAAAGGACGCCCCGGAAGGCCGGGATCACGGTGCCGAGTTTTGATTGGAGGTAACTGTTGCGGCCCTGGTTCGATTCCCCCATCATGATGTCCACGTAGCCCTGGACACCCCCCTCCTTCTTCTCGCCGCCGAACAGCTCCGGGTTGTTGATGTAGATTTGCTGCGAGGCCGTCACGTTCCCGCTCCAGGCGGTTCGGTCGCCCACTACAATTTCCTGGACGGAATCGACCGGCCCGTGACAGATCACGAGGTGGGCACCAAGATAATACTTGTACCCAATTGTTACACTAGATTTGCTGCCCACGGGCCTTCTCCACTACTTGTAGTGCCATGTGATCGCCGGTCGCCTCCAGCTCCTCCGCCGGGATGCCCTCGTGGACGAAGCGGCCCCAATCCAGCCCGTGTCGGGCGGCGAAGGCGCGCATGCCGCGGGAGCAGTAGCCCAAGGCGCGGGCGTGTTCGACCCGGACCATCACTGGCTCGTTGTTCATCACTTGCCGCCGTCTGTCTTGACGGGACTGCTGGCCAAGTCCCCGTACCATACCACGTTCGGGCTCTTCACGGTAACGGTCCCGAACACAACCGGGATCGGTCGCCCAGGCTCCGCGGTTGGAAATTGGAAGTCCTCCAACGAAGCGGGTTTGGGGGGGGCCTGCTTCGGGGCGAGGGCCATCGCCGCGTATGCCGCAACGACGAAGATGATCAGATACACAGCCCATCCCATGATGGGGTCCTCCTCAAAAGATCGGGGTGCCGTTCATCGGGTTCTTCTTCGGGTAGAACGGCTGACCCCCATAGTTGTCCACGTTATTGAACTTGTTGTGGCATGTATTCAGGGTGTGGTCGCACCCGGGATAGGCCCGGACCGTCGCATTGGCGGGTATCCCGGCCAACGGGAGGTTGAGT